ACACGTTCCGGTTCACGCTCCACATAGCGGCTGACTTCCTCGTCCACGCGCCGGTTGTGCCAGCCATCCTCGTGAATCTCGAAGAAGCGATGCAGCACGGTGCTGACTGCCTCACGTTCACGCGTACCTGATGCGCGGGCGATCTTGCACACGTCCTTCAGAAGCAGCGGCAGCGGCCGTTCGTGCGAGTAGTACCAATCCACGAGGCGCCTGTACACGCCCTCCTGCACGAGAGTCAGGTCGCTGGTCTTCTTCAACCAATCGCCGATGTGGTGCCCGTACCAGTTCATTCGGGCAGCTCCTCGGTGGGCGAGAGGCTGGCCCGAAGGGCAGCACGCCACATGGTGCGTTGGGTGATGGACAGGTGCTCACCAGCGGCTTCACGGGCCTTGAGTCGATGGGCCCAGGCTCGGGGGTCACGCTGTTGCCCGCGCAGGCTTGCCATGCGGGCCAGGGCGGCGCTGACGCGCTCGGGTGAGGCCTTGGGTGCGGGGAGCACCTTGGTGGGCTCTACGGGGCCTCCGAAGCACAGGCTGCGGAACTGCAGGCAGTTGGGTGGGTGGTCTGCTGGCAGGTGCTCCAGGGCGTGCTTGATGCCTGGGCCGCCGACGTTGTGCAGCTCGCGGGCCCAGGTGCCCTTGACGTGCTCGGGCTGCAGCCCGGTGTACTGCGCCAGGAAGCGCTGCCCGTACACCAGGGTGAGCTTGGTGAAGATCGCCTCGACCCAGTCAGCCGGCAGCGGCATGGTGGGGGTGCTCCTGCGTGTAGACGTAGACCCGGGAAAGTCCTACTCGGCACCACCCGTGCGTTGGCAACACTCGTTGCGTGGGATCAGTCAACCAGAGGCGACTACCCGGTGACAAAATGCAAGCAGCCGCCATGACTCACAGCGCCACCGCATCTTCCTCAATGGGCTCCAGCCGCATGCCCTGCGCACGCAGCAGCTCGGCTCGCATTCGCACTCTGGCGGCCAGCACCCGATCAGCAATCGGTCGCGGCAGCGGCTTGTCGCTCGGCCACTTGTACACGGCTTTCACGCCACATCCCAGGTGCGCCGCTGCCGTCGCCACGGTCCCACCCAGCAGGTTGAGAGCAGTTTGTTTTTTCATGGGGCGTCGATTTCACACCCGCCTCGCATGGCGTTGCAATGCTCTCGACACACAGTCGTTCTAACCGCACTCCACGTCACTCCATGGCAAACATGACCCTCCTCGAACGCATCGACATGGCCCTACAGCACGCGCGGAAAACACGCGGTGAGCTGGCCAACGGCATCGGAATCAGCACGCAGGCGATCAGCAACTTGAAGCGCAGACCTGGGTCCACGCTGCGTCCCGAGAACGTCGCGCGGGCTGCGGTGTTCCTGGGTTGCGACATCTACTGGCTATGCACCGGCGAGGGCGGGAAGTACAAGCCGCACGAAGCTGGGCCCATACGCTCCCTCGTCGCGATGGAGGTAGCCGCGTGGCTTGACGAGATGAGCGAAGCGGACAGGAACAAGGCCTTCAGCCTCATCTACCAGATGCGCAAGGGCAACTGGCCCGTCATGCCCACCGAAGACGAACCAGCGCTCGGTCAAGCTGTGCTGCAGCGGCACAAGTGACCATCAGCTCGGGCGTGCAACGCGCCCGAGTCGCCGCATAGGCACTACACACAGTCGGTGCATTCCCATGCACCGCGCATCACCACCCACTCTGCACTGAAGCACCACCACGTGGTGCAACGTGCGGCCATTCGCCACAAAGCGAACGCGTGCAACGTGGTGATGGTTGCGGCGAGGTGACGACCTGATGTCAACTCGCGGTCCCATGATCGACAACCAGATGCTGTTAGGCGCGCAGCGCCAGCTGGATGTGGCGACCCATCGCAACGAGCGTGCGGCCAAGGCGTACGAGCTGCTGCGCAACGAGTTCCTCGACGCCATCGACCGTGACCCGCGCGAGCTGGTGAGCATGCCCGGGGTGGCCGGCGAGCAGATGCAGCTGGTGCAGGCGGTGCTCGATGCGCTGGTGGTCGAGGATGACCTGTACACGCTGGTCACGATCCTGAACATCGTGCGCGCGGCCGCCGATGACGAGCAGCCGCTGGCCATGAGCGTGCTGTCCACGCTCGCGCACCACTACGCGCGGCGGCTGACCGACTACATGGTCGAGCAGGGAGCATTCGATGATGAGTAGAACCCCGCACGACTGGTTCGAGCGCGTGCAGCACGGCAACGCGTTCGAGGGCATGGCGCTCACCCGCTGGCAGCGCCTGAAGCGGGCCGTGCGTGCGCTGCTGCGTCGGGTGTTCTCATGAGCCTGCCGCGCACCACGCCGCTGCCAGCCGAGCTGCCCGAGCAGCCGGTGGGCTTCACGCGTCGCATGACCATGCACCTGAACTTCGGCGAGCAAGGCGGCGCGGCCACCTTCGAGGTGTGCGACCCCGATGGCCAGCCGATGCCCTTCGGCTACCAGTACGACACGCGACACCCGCATGGGCAGACCGGCTTCACCCTGCCCGGCCGCGATGGTGTCATGCGCTGGGACGAGCTGCGCGCGTACTGGCCCGAGTACCTCGCCTCGCAGGTCCAGGCCGCGCCATGACGCCCGGCGTGCACTACGGCATCTCCAACGATGCCTACCACCAGGGCGAGGGGCTGTCGCACTCGGGCCTGAAGCGCATCCGCATGCAGACCCCGTTCCACTACCACGCGCTGGCCACCGCGACCGACGCGCCGCCCAAGGCGCCCACGCCGCAGATGTTCAACGGCACGCTCACGCACTGCGCGCTTCTCGAGCCCGAGCACTTCGACCTGCGCTATGTGATCGCGCCCGATGTGAGCAAGTCCAGCCGGCTGTACAAGGAGTTCGCCCAGCAGTGCGTGAGCAGCGGCATGGAGCCCATCTCGCAGCTGCAGCGCGACGCGGCGTTTCGTCAGGCCGAGGCACTGCGCAAGCTGCCCCAGGTGGCCGAGCTGCTCGCGCACGGGCAGCCCGAGGTCTCGGCATGGTGGCGTGACGTGGCCACCGGCGTGCTGTGCAAGTGCCGCCCCGACTGGGTCTCACCCGTGGGCCTGGGCAAGGGTGTGGTGCTGCTCGACGTGAAGACCGCCAGCGATGCATCGGCCGAGGGCTTCAGCAAGAGCGTGGCGAACTTCGGCTACCACACCCAGGCGGACTGGTACTGCACGGGCTTCGAGCTGGCCAGCGGCATGCAGGTGCACGGCATGGTGTTCGCGGTGGTCGAGAGCGAGTTCCCGCACGCCTGCTCGGCCTACATGCTCAGCGACGCGGCGCTGCTTCGTGCACGAGAAGAGAACCGCGAGGCACTGAACCTCTACGCGCGCTGCGCTGAAGCGAAGCAGTGGCCCGGCTACCCGAGCGAGATTCAGGTGATCGAGCTGCCGCGATGGGCATGACAGAGCAACCAACCAGAGGACCAGCCATGAACGCCGATGTGATCGACCCTCCCACCGCCAACGTGCCGGCGGTGCTGCGCTCGCAGAAGGTGAGCCTGCTCGCCAAGATCGCCGACCGCTATGGGGTCGAGCCGACCAAGATGATGGACACGCTGAAGGCCACCGCCTTCAAGTCCAGCACGCCGGTCAGCAACGAACAGATGATGGCGCTGCTGATCGTCGCCGATCAGTACCACCTCAACCCCTTCACGAAGGAGCTGTTCGCCTTCCCCGACAAGGGCGGCATCGTGCCGGTGGTCTCGGTCGACGGGTGGGCCCGCATCATCAACGAGCACCCGATGTTCGACGGCGTGGAGTTCCTCTTCGACGCCAACGAGCAGGCCATGACCTGCGTGCTGCACCGCAAGGACCGCTCGCACGCGATCAGCGTCACCGAGTACATGGCCGAGTGCAAGCGCGACACCGCGCCCTGGCGCTCTCACCCGCGTCGCATGCTGCGCCACAAGGCGCTGATCCAGTGCGCTCGCGTGGCCTTCGGCTTCGCCGGCATCTACGACGAGGACGAGGCGCAGCGCATCGTGAACATGGGCCACGCCGAAGTGGTCGAGCCCGCGAGCGCGAGTGCAGCTCGTGTGCGTGCCGTGCTCGCCGGCCAGGAGCCGCCTGCGGCTGAGCCTGCAGCACCACCCGCGCAGCAGCCCAAGACCTACGCCCAGTTCGCCGACGAAGCGCTCAACGCTGCATCGGCCGATGCGGCCGCGCTGGTGATCGACCAAGCGCGCAGCACGCTGCCCCCCGACCAGTACGCCGAGCTGGTCGACGTCTACACCAACAAGTGGCAACCACAGGAGTGAACCCATGGCCAACCGCGTCTACGTCGTCGCCAACACCGATGGCACCCAGGAGCGCCTCGTGCGCGCGAGCTATCGCCACATGGCCGAGCGCCACGTTGCATCGAAGCTGTTCGTCTCGCGCATCGCGACCAAGGACGATCTGGAGCGCCTGATCACTGCCGGCGTGCGCGTCGAGCAAGCGGTCGAGCCGCCCCCGCACGAGCAGCACGCGGATTGACCCCACCGGTTTCGGGCGAGAGCCGGGCACAGACCCCTCCAACCTCCCTCTGCACCATTTACGCCGGCTCGTACCCCCTGCATCTCCTCGCGGGGGGCGCCCCTTCTCATCTTTCAGCCAGGAGCATCCCATGACCCTGCAGTTCAAGGAGCCCACCAAGGCCAAGCTCATCGACGTGAACCCGCGCAGCGAGAAGCACGGCAGTCGCGAGCTGGCGCCTGCCATCGACCTGCGCTTCCAGATGGACGTGGGCAACAGCGTGCTGGAGCAGTTCGCCCCAGGCCTGCGCGACGCGCTGTACCGCTTGAGCAATCAGCACGCGCTGCCCGGTGTCGGGGGCAGCGATGCGAGCGAGCTGCGCTTTCCTGAGCTGTCCCAGCCCCTGCACTGGGCAGGCGACAGCATCAACATTGACCTTACGGTCGACTATGGCATTGGCGGCGAGTCCGACATCCGTCTCACGGGCTGCAAGCTGCACAAGCACGTGCTGCACCTGAAGCCCAACGGCAGCTGCACCATCGCGTTCACCTGCTCCTGCTCTCACAACCTGACCGAACAGGATGTAGGCCGCCTGGGTACACGTGTACAGCACGACGTCTACATCTCCCTCGTGAGCAGCACCCCCGTCGAGGCCGAAGAACCCCTAGAAGCGACTGCATGATGTCGCCGCTGGTTGACAACTAAGGGGTGATGGCGTTGCAATCGCACGCCATACCAACCACCAGCAGAGAGGATTGCCATGTCAGGCCAGCCCGGGTACGTGCGATGGGTTCCATCCGAATGGTTGAAGGTGGCAGTAAACATGCTGCCGCACCTCGACAAGGGAGTGCCGGTCTACAACGCGCTTGTGAAGGCGCAGCGGGTTCTGTCCAAGGACAGGCACCGCACCGAGGAGGCTCTCAGGTCGGTGGCCGTCCCAAGTGCCTTGCAGATACCCAAGTACGTTGCCCAGGCCCGCGCACTCAGTGAAGAGGAACGAGCCGCGCTGACCATCGTCAAGCCCCCGCGCAAGCTGCCCCCGCCTCGCGGCCCGAAGTACCCGGCCGACCTGCAGCGCAACTACACCGGCAAGTTCCGCTGGACCACCAAGGAGAAGGCGCTGATCACGCGCATGGTGCTGTGGTTCCAAGAACAGGAGGTTCCCGGCACGCTTGCTCGCTTGATCATCGAGGCGCAAGAGCTGGTACTGCCGCGCGACCGGCGCCGCTCCCTGGCAGGCATCAAGCAAGGCGACGTGCACGCGCCCAACAG